CATTGAAACGCGCCTTGCAACACCAATTCGCCGGTTTTTTTCTTCATTAGTCTGTACGCCACAGGAGAATTTGAGCGTGCCCTGCATGGTGCAATCGTGCCAATTACACCGTATGCCAAACCAATTGTTCGTTGTTGGTCGTTCATTTCTTTGTCTCCTTATGGCTGCGGCGAACACCTTGCGGCTGCGCCAATGCTTTCCTAGCCTCATTCCAATGGTTAAATACTTCTCCTGTTGCGCCTTCTGGAAACGCTGCTTTTAGTGCAGCTTCATAGTGCTGTATGGCTGCTCGTTGTTGGTCGTTCATTTCATGCTCCTTATGGCGTTCTCTGCTGTACCCAGCGCATCGTTCCAGCCTTCGTCATAGCCAGAATCTTTGCGGTCGTGCTTGTACAGGTCATCGCACACCTTCGCTGCCTTCTCTTTTGTTGCCTTTACAGCCGCATCCCATGCAATTTCAGCATACGAATAATCACCTTGCGGTATATGTGTTTGGTTTTTGAACCATGCCTTAAACGCTTTACTCATTTCATGCTCCTTATGGCTGCTCGTTGTTGGTCGTTCATTTCATATCCTCTATTTCAGCAATGATTCTGTCTGTTGTCCAAGTAGATTTTGGAGTTGCAACAGCAAACACCTTTTTCATCTTTTCTTTCGTTGCCTCTGCTACTAGGGCGGCGAAGCGTTCAAGAAACGGCTTTAGTCCTAATGCGTGGTCTTCTGATATACCAGCCTCCCGCGCCAAAGTAACAAGCTGCTCACGCTTTAAAGGGCTGCGGATGATTTCGTCTTGTGTCATTCTATTTCCCCGCTATATGGTCATGAATTGAGGGTGCCAGCGTCTCCAATAGCGCCAACAATGTGACGATCCGGTGAGCACTGGTAGAGGGTGCCCGGGCACCACATCGCCACGCGTACAATGCCGACTTAGTGACCCCCAGTAGATCGCACAATCGGGCGTCCGTGATCCCGTGCCGGTCTTGGTAACTGAATATAAACCCCGCTTTGCTCATTTCCTGAGCCTTGGTGCGATTATTTTCCATAAGTTGATACCTTCCTATACCTTAAGAATGATTGACAGCAGAAACGCTAGAAACGCGGCTATAGCGGCGATCATAGTCCCCCCTGATCTGTTGGCGCGGTCAATAAGTTCTCCGCGAAAAAGATCTCATCCGTTAAGTTTTTACAGGTGCGCGGGTAACGCATCCACAAAGTGAGGGCAAGCCGTGCCAGGTCATCATCAGACAACAGGGACAGCGACAAGGCAAGTTCATCGATGCGGGTCATAATTCGTCAGCCTCTGAACGATCCTCTACCCCGGTTTCATATCCGGCCATGTAGTATTTGCCATCGGGGTCAGGATTATAGTCATATCCCATGCGCCCGTCATGATATCCCTCTGCGAATAGGTACATATCTGCGCTAATTTTAATAGACATGATTAAACCCCCTCAAATAGTGAAATTAACTTATCGGCCAACGGGTTCGCCTGGTAATACGTCAACCCGCTGTCCATTAGCAGCCACATAACAGCAGCTTTATCAGGCGCTTTAGCTTTGCGCGTGCGCTTTGCCTTTACCGGCGCATCGTCAACCCCCGGCACATAGTCCGGGTTAGTATCCTCTACGCACAACGGCACGTTTGGATCGTATTGTGCAGCGGGTTGACAGTTAAGCGGGTGCGATCCTGCGGCAGAATAGGCCGATGTGAAACTCATGCCGCTGTTCCTGCTTTCATAGTCGCGCACATAGTCCGCAGTGCTCATACCAGAAAAATAAAGCGGAAAGTATCGTTTACTGTCCACTTGGCGTACTTCTGATTTACCAGGCTTAGGCGGTTTTACTTTAGCCAGGGCCGCTTCTACCTTGTTGATGTTAGACGGCAGCACCAGTGCTTCAAAATTACCCGATTGAATTTTTACAAAGTTAGACATTATTCATCTCCTTGGATCATTTCAGAAGCCGTAACTTCAGCACAAAACCAAACAACGGCATTAGCGAAGCTAGTAAATCCATCGCATAATCGAATGTTTGGTGCTTCACCGGTTTCCTCTTGCCAGTTTTCCATGATCTCAAAAAGATCGTCGCGGTACTTGTCGAACAATGCGATGGTTTCAGAATAGTAGATCATGCCGCCAGCGCAACCACTGGCGCAACCATGTTCAGCGATCTCACGCAGCTCATCGCGGCCATAGGTTTCGGACATGAATTGTACGAATTGGTTTGAATGTGACATAGTGAATTACTCCCTTACGATTACAGAAAAAAGGCAACACAAAGAACAGCGAACACAACACCACAGGCAACACATAGCAACGTGTCGCGCTGTGGTTGACTACATTCTACATTGTGAATGGCGCGTTTGGTCAATTGGTTCATGGTTTTCCCCTATTAGTTAGCGAACCAGTCACGCGTCCACTGCTTAGCCTTGGACAATGTTTTAGTGTTGAATCGTGCAACTGTTTCACCCGCTTCATCTGTGACAACGTAAACCCATTCGCGATGGTTGAACGTTAGCGTATAAGTTTGATCGCCAATTTTGACCGACCCATTTTTGGCGCTGCGTGCCAGCTTTTCGGCCTGGCTGACTAATGCTTGACTAATGATTGACATGATTACTTTACCTTTGCGTAGAATTTAACACCCTGCATGGCGTGAACGTCAGCAGGCGATACTTTGAGATAGCTACAGTTCACGATGATGAACAGGCGGCCAGCTTCGGCCAGTTCTAACTGTTTTGCCAATGTTTTAATTACTCGCATGATTGATCCTTTACATTGTGACAGTTGCGGCAAAATTAGGTGCGCTGCCATCATAGTGAGCAACGCGGAACGAGTGCCAGCCATCGACTGTTGCTGCTGCGATTACTTTTGCGACATCTGCATCATTCTTGCAGCGTGAGCTGATGAGCTGCTCTTGCCAGGATTGATTGTCGCCTGAGCTCAGAGCGTAGATTAGTGTCTCTTGCATGATTGATCCTTACATTGTATGGTTAACGATTACTACATCAACAGTTCCTAGTGTATCATGTGTTTTCACAATGTCAATACTATTTTCAAACTTTCTGTTGTGCACTGCGTCATGCTTTCATGTTTACATTGTCCAAGCCTTGCAACGCTTCACTGTGACAGATGTGACTGAAATCGGGGTAATGGGAAAATGGGTAAAACTAGAAAAAGAGCCTTTTTAAACCCCCCCTCGCCTGCATAGTCACACTTGTACCATTTTGCTTTTTTCCACAATGTGACCCTTTTTCCACTTTGTGCAATGTGACAAGTGTGACAGCTGATTATGGTGCAGCGCAACAATGGTCACATGGTCATGACCTGGTTTACATTGTCATTGTGACAAGTGTGTCGCTGATCCTGGTGAATGTGACAAGTGCGCTGGGGTTGCGGGAAAATCTGGATTCCGGGGATAGGGGGCGGGGCAGGGCCATGGAATCTGAGGAATTGGCAGGAAGGTGCTTCACGGAATTTTTTAATTTTTTAGAATCATTTACACATTGTAAACATTGACACGAACTGCCCAGTGTGATACATAGACACCACACATTTCAGTGGCGCACATGATGCAGATGACACAACCAATCGAACTACCCTCGTGGATGACCCAGGCTCCAGCGATCCAGCCAGCAAGCAACAATCCGGTTAAGGAGTTGCGTGAGAAGCGGTTTGAAATTTTTTTTGAAACTGTTTTGCAAAAACTCGAACAAGGGATTGCGCTGACTGAGATCCTCAAGGATGACCAGCGCGACTTCGACTATGCTGGCCTGCTCAGGTGGATACATAAAGATCCGCAACGTAAGAGCAGATACTATGAAGCGCAGGAATTGGGTACTGAGATGATCATCGCTGAGTGCATCGAGATTGCCGATGGCAAAGATGGCATGGAGGATGTCCAGCGGTCTAAACTTCGTATAGACACCAGATTGTTCCAAGCGAAGAGCTGGAACCGTAAAAGATATGGCGACGTTAAGACGCTGGAGGTGAACCAGAATATATCGATCACGGCTGCGCTGGAACAGGCCCAGGCCAGGTTAGTTGGGCGCGTGATTGACCATGAGGATGTCGAGTAATGCAGAAGCCGATCTATTCGCCGGATGATGAGCAGCTGTTAATGAGTCAGCTGTGGTCGCCGCAGCTGAAGGATGACCCTGAGAGCTTTGTGTTGTTTGCGTTTCCGTGGGGTCAGAAGAATACGCCGCTGGAGAAGTTTGATGGTCCGCGGAAATGGCAGCGGCAGGTATTGCGGGATATTACGAAGCATATTCGTGAGAATAAGGGTGCTGATGTGATGGACGCGCTGCGGGAAGCGGTGGCGTCTGGGCGGGGTATCGGTAAGTCGGCTTTGGTGTCGTGGTTGATCCTGTGGATGCTGACAACGCGGATTGGTAGCACTATCGTCGTATCGGCTAACAGCGAGAACCAGTTGCGATCGGTGACGTGGGGTGAGCTGACTAAGTGGAGCACGATGATCATCAACGCGCACTGGTGGGAGATCAGTGCGACTAAGCTCGTGCCTGCTGCGTGGCTGACTGAGCTGGTAGAGCGGGATCTGAAGAAGGGTACGCGTTACTGGGCAGCGGAGGGTAAGCTGTGGTCAGAGGAGAACCCGGACTCGTATGCGGGTGTTCACAACCACGATGGGATGATGGTGATATTCGATGAGGCAAGCGGTATTCCTGATGGTATTTGGTCGGTTGCGGCTGGTTTCTTTACAGAAAACATCCTTGACCGTTACTGGTTCGCGTTTTCAAACCCTCGTCGGAACACGGGGTATTTCTTTGAGTGTTTTAACTCAAAACGGGACTTTTGGCGTGGGCGACAGATTGACTCCCGTACCGTTGAGGGTACAGATAAGGGCATCTATCAGCAGATTATTGATGAGTACGGAGAAGATTCGATCCAAGCCCGTGTGGAGGTATATGGTGAGTTCCCGTCGGCCGGGGATGACCAGTTCATCTCGCCAAGTAGCGTTGAGGCTGCGTTCAAGCGGGAGAAGTACAAGGACATAACTGCACCCATCGTGATCGGGGTTGACCCTGCCCGTGGTGGTAACGACTCGACGGTGATCGTGGTGCGTCAGGGGCGTGACCTGATCGCGATCAAGCGGTATCGGGGTGAGGATACGATGGAGGTGGTGGGTCGGGTAATTGACGCCATCGAGGAGTACAAGCCAACGTTGACCGTGATCGACGAGGGTGGGCTTGGTTATGGCATCCTGGACAGGCTTAACGAGCAGCGTTATAAGGTGCGCGGAGTGAATTTCGGGTGGAAGTCAAAGAATCCGGTCACTTGGCTCAACAAAAGGGCGGAGCTTTGGGGTGCGATGCGCGATTGGCTAAAAACTGCTAGTATTCCCACAGACAGACAGCTAAAAGCTGACCTGACTGCCCCTGCTATGAAGATCAACTCATCCGGTGCGATTCAGCTAGAGGGGAAAAAGGAGATGAAATCCCGGGGGCTTGCGTCCCCGGACTCCGCCGATGCGCTGGCCGTGACATTCGCCTACCCTGTAGCGCATCGTGAATCGCGTATTGACAAAACACCGCGTAGGATGTATTCAGATCAACGTATGGTCTCAACATCATGGATGGGAAGCTAAAATGCCACTTGTTAAATCGACTTCCAAAGAAGCGTTTCGCAAGAATGTAAAAGCTGAGATTGCTGCTGGTAAGCCCCAGAAGCAAGCTGTTGCTATTGCGTATGCCACCAAGCGTGCTGCTGCCACTAAATCAACCCCGAAAGGTAAAAAATGAACATTAAACCCATGTTTGACTGTGTTTACATCGAGCAAGAAGTCGAAAAACACGAGGGTTTATTGGTCGTTCCAAGCTCCGAAAAGAAGCTGTCACAGGGTACTGTGGTGGCTGTAGGACCGGGAATCCGCACAGATCATGGCGATTGGATTAAATTGTGCCTAAATGTTGGGGATCGTGTATTATTCGGAGAATATTCAGGCCAATCTGTTAAACTTGGCGATAAGACGTATCTAGCGATGCGTGAAAAAGACGTAATTGGAGTATTCGATGGCGTATAACGGTGAAATGGCGACAGTCGGCAAGGTAGCCGACGGTGGTACTCCCAAAGAGGAAATGCTGTCCACGATGCGACAGCGCCTGAATGTCGCCATCTCCGCGCTTTCAGATTCCCGTGAAGATGAGCTAGACGACCTGCGCTTCTACGCAGGTTCGCCGGATAATTGTTGGCAGTGGCCGTCAGACGTTCTGGCGACCCGTGGTGCCGTGCAGGGTCAGACGATCAACGCACGCCCGACGCTGACCATCAACAAGCTGCCACAACACGTTCACCAAGTTACTAACGATCAGCGTCAGAATCGCCCCTCGGGTAAAGTTATCCCCGCCGACGATAAGGCTGACGTTGAGGTGGCCGAGATTTTCAACGGCGTCGTGCGTCACATCCAGTACATCTCGGACGCGGACGTAGCCTACGACACCGCCTGTGAGAACCAGGTGGCCTACGGTGAGGGTTACATTCGTATCCTGACCGAATACTGCGACGAAGATAGCTTTGAGCAGGACATCAAGATTGCCCGTGTACGCAACAGCTTTAGCGTGTACATGGACCCGCTGATCCAAGATCCTACGGGTGCTGATGCCAAGTGGTGTTTCATCACTGAGGACATCACTAAAGAAGAATACGAGTATATGTACCCCAACGCAGCGCCGGTCTCTACGATTCAGTCGCTTGGCGTGGGCGATCAGCAGATTAGTCAGTGGATCGGTGAGTACACGGTGCGAATTGCCGAGTATTTCTACATCGACTGTAAGAAAAAGAAGCTAAACCTGTATCCAAACGGCGCATCGGTATTTGAAGGCACGCCAGAAGATAAGGAAATGCGCGTGATTTACGGCAAACCGATTCGCACGCGTGAATCGGAAATGCGTAAGATCATGTGGTGCAAGACCAATGGCTACGAGATTCTCGAAGAACGTGAATGGGCTGGTAAGTGGATTCCTGTAGTCCGCGTGGTCGGCAACGAGTTTGAAGTGGAAGGTCGACTATATGTGTCCGGTCTGGTCCGCAACGCCAAAGATGCCCAGCGTATGTACAACTACTGGGTATCGCAAGAAGCCGAAATGCTGGCCTTGGCACCGAAAGCGCCGTTCATCGGCTACGGTGGTCAGTTTGAAGGCTACGAAATGCAGTGGAAAACGGCCAATACGAACAATTGGCCGTATCTGGAAGTCAATCCAGACGTTACAGACGGTAACGGCGCTGTTCTGCCCCTGCCGCAACGTGCTGCCCCGCCGCTGGCTCAGACGGGTCTCATTCAGGCCAAAATGGGCGCTGCTGACGACATTAAGAGCGCCACAGGACAGTACAACGCGTCGCTGGGTCAACAATCTAATGAGCGTAGCGGTAAGGCGATCCTTGCGCGTCAGCGTGAAGCTGATGTCGGCACCTACCACTACGTCGATAATCTGGCCCGTGCTGTGCGTCACGTGACCCGCCAGCTGGTTGATCTGATTCCTAAGATCTATGATACCCAGCGTATCGCCCGAATCATTGGTGAGGATGGCGAAACCAGCATGGTCAAAATGGACCCGACGCAGCCGGAACCGGTCCGCAAAGTCGTGGATCAAAATGGTATCGTGATCGAGAAGATTTACAACCCTGGCGTCGGTAAATATGACGTTGTGGTAACGACTGGTCCTGGTTACGCCACCAAGCGTCAAGAAGCTCTTGAAGCAATGGCTCAGTTGTTGCAAGGCAATCCGCAGCTGTGGAGCGTTGCAGGCGATTTGTTTGTCAAGAACATGGATTGGCCGGGTGCTCAGGAGATGGCGAAGCGTTTTGCCAAGACCATCGATCCGAAGATTACGTCTGAAGCCGATGAATCGCCTGCTTTGCAAGCCGCTCAGCAGCAGATTCAGGCAATGGGTCAGGAAATGGAGCAGATGTACCAGATGATCCAGAACGCCGCTAAATCCATCGAAGCTCAGGAGCAGCGCCGTAAGGATTACGAGGCTGAAATCAAGGCTTATCAGGCTGAAACGCAGCGTATTAGTGCTGTTCAAGCCGGTATGTCGCCTGAACAGATTCAAGACATCGTGATGGGTACGATTGCCGCAGCTCTGGACACCGGTGATCTGGTCGGTGGTGAGCTAGAGATGCGCGAAGCGCCTGAAATGGGAGAAAACAATGAAATGCAATGATTTTGTTGGAATGATGTTTTTGGCACGGGATGTGACCCATTCCGTTCACCTAAATACCCGTAGCTACGCCAAGCACAAAGCGCTTCAGAAGTTTTATGAAAACATCATTGATCTGGCTGACGGGTTTGCTGAGGCATATCAGGGTCGTCATGGTCTGATTGGTCCGATTTCTTTGATGTCAGCTAAAAAAACCGGCAATGTGGTTGAATTTTTACAGGATCAGCTTGATGAGATTGAAAAAGGACGCTACGATGTCTGTGAAAAGGACGATACACCGCTTCAAAACCTAATTGATGGTATTATTGAGCTGTATCTGAGCACTTTGTACAAACTTCGCTTCCTAGCATAAGGACTTATTATGGCGAATTACACTCAAACCAATGCGACCACGCAGGTTAAAGTCGGCGCTGGTAAGCTGTTTGGCATTTTTGTATCAACAACTTCTAGCGGTACACTGACTGTCTATGATTCGGCTGCTTCCAGTGCGTCTGACCCTAAAATTCTTGATACAATCACGGTAGCAGCAGGTACAACCTATGCCAATTTCCCAGCCGGGTTGTATTTCAACAAAGGTCTATACATCGTACTGGCTAACAGCGCATCTTATACCGTAGCCTACGAATAATCGTGGAGTAACATTATGGCTGTAAATCTTTCACCGGTCTGGGGCGCTGGTGCCCAACTGTTCGACAACAGCGGCAACGTCCTTTCCGGCGGCAAGATTTACACTTATGCCGCTGGTACTACTACACCTGCTGTAACTTACACCGATGTAACGGGTCATACGGCTAACTCCAATCCGATCATCCTAAACTCGGCTGGCCGTGTTCCGTATGAGATCTGGTTGACATTAGGACAGCTGTATAAATTTGTTCTTAAAGACAGCAATGACACACTAATTGCCACTTATGACAATATTGAGGGTGTTAATAGCAGTTTTGTTGCTTACACCGGACAAAATGAGATTCAGGTAGCTACATCCGGTCAAACAGTATTTACGTTGACTACCATGCAATATGATACAGGTGCAGATAACCTGATTGTATTTGTGGATGGTGTAAACCAATACGGTCCAGATGCTGCTTATGCGTTTGTAGAAACTAATTCAACCACGGTAACATTTAGTCAGGGGCTTCATTTGGGTGCCGTAGTGCGATTTAGCACTATGGTAATGAACTCAATTGTAAATACAAGCGTCATTCATGGAGCTGGCGCTCCAGCGTCGGGTGACGGTGTTGTTGGCGATTTTTACATCAATACCACCAATTACGATATCTATGGCCCTAAAACCGTAGCGGGTTGGGGTTCGCCAACTTCTTTAATCGGCCCCGCTGGTCCAACAGGCCCAACTGGTCCGACAGGTGCTGGTACAACTGGTCCAACTGGTCCGACGGGCGCTACAGGCCCAACCGGAAGTGGTCCTACAGGGCCGACAGGTGCCGCTTCAACTGTAGCTGGCCCAACAGGTCCGACGGGTGCTCAAGGTGATTCAATTACTGGTCCTACTGGTCCAACTGGTTCAACGGGTAGCGCAGGTAGCACGGGCCCGACAGGTCCAACGGGCAGCACGGGTAGCACAGGTGGCACAGGTCCGACTGGTCCGACAGGTGCGATTGGCCCGACTGGTCCTGCTGGTAGCGGTTCTGGTGATGTAATTGGCCCAGGCTCTGCTACTGACAACGCCATTGTACGTTTTGACGGCACAAGCGGTACGCTGATTCAAAACAGCGCAGTAACGATTGACGATGCTGGCAATATCGTAAACCCCGATTCGGTTCAGTTTTCAGGAACAGTTCCTGGGACTACTCCAATTGGTTGTTTGTGGTTTGACTCGTCGACCGATACGCTGAATTTGCAACAAAACGCTATTACGCAACAAATTGGCGAAGAGCTGTATATTTACGGCAAGGCAACTGCCACTATCAGTGGTCAGACGATTCTGCAAGCGATCTACAAAACAGGTACTGTCGGCGCTTCTGGTGTTATCACGTTTGCGCCAACAATCGCAGGTATTACTGATGGCGGTTCAATCATTGGTGTAGCAACTGAAGATATTGCTACCAATGAATTTGGCAGAATTACCGCTTTTGGTATAGTTCACGGAATTGATACAACAGGCTCAACATACGGTGAAACTTGGGCTGATAATGATCATATTTGGTATAACCCTGTAACTGGTGGTTTAACAAAAAC